AGAATTTATGAAATATGAAAATAATGAAGAATTTAAAGAAAATCCTGATGATTATATTATTTTTATTTATAATGATAAATATTATTTTAGTACCAAAAAAATAATTAGAAAAGCAATTAATGATAGAGAAAATATTCGATATGAATGTTTAGTAGCTGGTAATTTACAAACAGAAAATATTATAAGAGAAAACCCAACCGTTTTGGTCCGTTCAATTGGATTACCAGTCCAATTTATGTATTTGGGAGAATTGCTAACATTGCTTGATTTACCAAATCATATATACAAAATTAATAAAACAACTAAGGAATTGTTAAGTACGGTATCCCAAACTGTATTAGATGGTGGTACCCATGTAAGTGCATCACATTGCCAAGAAGGACAAGGTGGAATTATTTATTCTTTGGAAATATGTAATGATAATATGGAAAATATAATTGGTGGAAAACGAACCAATAAAACCAAGAAAAATAAGAAAACCAATAAAACCAATAAAAGCAATAAAAGCAAGAAAAGCAATAAAAGCAATAAAAGCAATAAAAGCAATAAAAGCAATAAAACCATAAAAAGAAAGAATAATAAAAATAATAAAAAGAAAAGCAATAAAAGAAAGAAAAGCAATAAAACTAATAAATCCATGAAAAATAAGAAAAATAAAAAAACCAGGAAAAGCAATAAATAGAAAGAGATTGCGAAATATAAATACTTATTTAAATAATAAAAATAAAAATAATTATATATTATACTATGGGACAATTCATATAATAATAATCAATATAATAATAATCAATATAATAATAATTAATATAATAATAATAATTAATCTGTTTATTTTACTTTTTATTATTTTTTTAAAATTACATATGGTTGGTTTTCAATAGATTGTTTCAAGGGATAATAATTTTTATGTTTATATGGTTGTATTGTTTTTGAAATATCTACCGTAGTATTACATTGTATATTATTATATTCTTTGACAAATATATCGCACAACATATCATATACTTGAACGACTAATTCATTATCAATATTTTTATTTGTTCCGCCAATAATTAATATGCTACCTGTTTGAAATACTATAAATTTAATCCTGTTGTAATTTTCAATGATATACTCGCAAATAATTCCTGGATAATTAGGTTGCATTTTAGCTTGAATATTGTAATTTTTATTAAAAATGTTTTGTAATTTAAATTTATCTAATTTATATCCACAATTTGTGTTTGAATTGATATGTATTAATTCACTTTTTACAAATCGTATATATGATTCAGATAATTTGTCAAAATTCATTGCTTTGTTTATTTGAGTTAATAATTTATCAACAATAATAGGAATTACGGATTCATCAGTAATTCCTGTTATTTTAAATTTACCAGTATTAACTATTTTTATGTGATATTCGTGATATTCATTTGTATCGTCGTGTTTAATACGAATATATAATATAATACAATTGCTAAATAATTTAGTAGGATAATTTCCTAATAAAATATTATTAGTTAATCCATTAATAACATAATTCACTTCTTTATATTTTTTATTGTAAGAAATGTCAGAATCCATTTTAATAGCACATTTAACTGCTACATATTTATTTGTTGCGATGGCATTATTTAAATTACGTGTATATTCTTTTTGTTGGTCAGTAGTTTCGCATTTAATTCGTGCTTGTAATGAAATAATGCCTTCTGTAAGATTATTAAAATTAATAACTGGTAAATTCCAAAATAATTTTTGTATGTCTAATTCGTGATTTAAATAATTTAAATAAGATTTGTTTGAAATTTTTAGTGGCAATGTTTTAGGAATATCATTTATTCCTATATTTGTTACATCATTTGCTGGTTTTTCTATGGAAGTGCTTAATGATTTTGTATTTAAAAAAGACGCCCATTCATTATCTACCAAATTCATGTACAATATTTATTATCATATTTTAATCATTTTAAATTATAATAATTTCATTTTTTTAAGTGTTTTTTATTTTCAGATTATAATTTAAAATAATTTAAAATTAAAAAAAAAACACATCAGATTAAAAATAATATTTTTATTTGTATCAAATTAATTGACGTTTTTTAATATATTCAATATTCTTTTTCCATATTAAATATTGTACAATACAAATTATATGAACTATCATTATCTAATTTAGTAAGATTTTTATAAAATACACGTAATTTATCAATATTTTCAGGAAAATTAGATATGCAATTACAATCCAATTTAAGAAAAGTTAATTGAGTAAGATTTCCAATGAGAGCTGTGCTCTTGCCAATATTTTCAGGTAAAGTAGTCAAGTTATTATAGTTTAAATCAAGTTGAGTAAATTTAGTATATTATTGTTTATTTATATTATTATTTTTAATTAATAATAATTAATAATAATATATTTGAGGAATAATTAAGTAAAGCAAAGCATTCTTCACAAATGACAATTCCTTGAATATGATTACGATTAATAAAAAACGCCAATTAATTTGATACAAAATAAATAAAAAAAATGAAATTTAATTTCATTATTTTTTTAATAATATTATACAATTATACGTGTTTAATTATGAGCATTCATTTATTTGATTTGACTGAAACCCAGTTTATGAAAAAGTTTAACTATACATTGATTGAAATAATGAGCAAAAATATTATGAATGAAGCAGAAATTTATAAAGAATATAATATAAAATTTAATAAAAATTCATTGTTTCATTGTGATGAAATAATAAAAATAAAAGCAATTTGTGAATATGAATTATGGTTTCAAATTGACAAACATTTTAGACAAACTTATAATCAATCTTTATTTACTTATAATGGTATAAAAAAGTTTGTTATTGAAGAATTTGAATACGATGAAAATATTGTATATGATATGAATGCTATTGTTGATAAATATATAGAGTGGTTCAGTGATAATGGCGTTTCAAAAATGTGGAAAAATTCAATTAATAATAATATTTTATTAATATTATCATTTTAATTTTACTTAGTTTAATTAATAAATAACAATGTTTATCCAATCTTGTATATATATTTTTATGTTTTTTTTATGTTTTTTTAATTAACAAAATTATTTGCAAGAAATAGCACCAGTACTTTCTACCAATACTCCACCATTTACATACATTCCATACACATAATTAATGTCTTCGTGTTCCAACACTACTAAATATACTTTTTCCACGGAATTATCTATTTTTCCAACAAAATTAGGATTTAATCTTACCAATTCCTTATATTTATCGTGCACCATATGAAACTTCATCCCACAACCAATCATAAATGCTTTGTTTTCATCACTAATACAATCCTCATCTACAAGCATACTATGTCCACCGGTTACTACTAAATCGTGTGTTAATAAGGGATTTTTATTTTTTTCCATTACAAAAAACCTATAATTTAATTTTGATACATGATTAATACATTTCATAACTTTCAAGTTAGTTATAGGCACATAACCATCTTTATATGTTTTTACTAAATCACCTAATTTTAACTCGGTTACAGGCATATAAACATCAATTCCATCTTTTAAACAAAGTATTGTAGTAGTTTGGTGAAAACAAGCTTCTGTACCACCACTAATTGTCCAACTTTTTGAACTGTTTAATTCATCATAACTTGTTTCACCTAATGATGTATAAATTTGATTTTCTGCTCCCAATGTAATTGAATTAGGGGTATTTACATTAGCATACCATCCGTTTAATAGGTTATCAAAATTATTGTTTCCTTCTAAAATTGTTAAATTCATACCACAATCATCCAACATATTTGCCATAGTTGTAGCACTTGATAAATCCCAAGAACCAATGTTTTGATTAAAAACTTCCGCATTGTTTAACATATTGCTGAAATCAGTAACATTTGACACATTCCAACTTCCAATATCTTGGTTAAATAAAAGAGCATCTCTAAACATTCCACTACAATTAGTTACAACTGATACATCCCAATTGCTAATATCTTGATTAAAAGTAACAGCATTATTAAATAAATTTGTCATATCCGTAATAGTAGTTACATCCCAACTACTAATATCACCATTAGCATTAGTAGCATTCATAAAAGAAGAGTTTAATGTGGTTCCAATTGGAAATGGAACACCTAAACCATATGGTTGAGCAACAGATTCTGGATTAGCACCAATAGTTCCTTTGTAATCTTTGAAATGACTGTTATTTCTGGATAATGGTATATTATCAAATTGAGTAATATCTGTTGATGTATTTGCTAATAAAGTTGGGTCAAAACCTACAAAACTTAGTCCATCATTGGGAGGAGACGTGTCATCATCATATGAATAATTAACAGTTGAAATTGTATAATTCCCAATAACTACATCAGTTGTTGTATATGACAATTTATTATCAGTTGTAATCAATGGATATGGTTTTCCAGCATTAGTCCATTCAGTTGTTGGGAATGAAAATATCATAGAACCTGTAATTACACTTGTTGAAGTATCTGAAAATGACCAACCTTTTCCTAATAATATAGCTCTTCCTCTTGCACCAATTGGGTCATATGATGCTGGAATTGTACCAATATTTACACCATTTGGAGTATTACTATAAGCAGCCCACCCAGTTAATAATGCGTTATAATTGCGGTTACTTAAAGCAGTTTGGTCAAACATATTGGCAGCCTTGTTGGCTAAGGTATCTAATTTCCAATTACTTAAATCTTGATTGAAGTTATTGCATCTATAAAACAGAAAATTCATATCATCCACATTACTTACATCCCAATTACTAACATCTTGGTTAAATACTTTTGCCCTGTAAAACATGTAACCCATTTTATTCATTGACGATAAGTCCCACTCACTAATATCCTGGTTAAATGACTCTGCTCTGTAAAACATAGAAGAAGCATTAGTTACTTTAGCCATGTCAAAGTTTCCAATTAAGCCGTTAAACCAAGATTTATTAAACATACTGGACGTAATAGTTAAACTTGATGTAATCCAGTTATTAAGTGATTGATTAAATCGTGATTGATTAAACATATTTTCCATAGTAGTAACATTAACAACATCCCAATTATTTAAAGGACTATCATACCTTGTATTAAAAAATGCTCCTGATAAATTATTTACGTTTATAATATTCCAATTATTTATACTTGAACCACTATTTAAATGTAAATTAGAACAACCATAAAACACATTGGCAAAAGATGTACCTGTTTGAATGGTTGGAATGCCAAACGTAGCAAATACAGCAGCTGGATTTGCTCCCCAAGTACCTGCATAATTTAGGAATTGACTACCGCCAGTAGTCAATGGTATTCCGCCAAATTGTGTAATATCAGTTGGTTGATTGGAACCATTCGCACCAATTAAAAACCCTTCATTAGCAGAATTACCTGTATATGTGTAATCTATATAAACCACTGTATAAGTGGCACCAACTACAACGTTTTCATTAGCAACTGTTGGTATAGTATATAAAAATTCATTATTAGTAACAAGTGGTAAAGCATCTCCTTCTGTCCAATTTGCGTTTAAATATGTAAAAATTGCTGTTCCTGACATTTATTCGTTGTATATATATGTAATATATATATATATATATTAAAAAAAATAAAAAAATAATATGATATATAAGTATTGAAATATATATTATATTGGATTGTTGTAAAGGTAAATATGCTTAAACAAAACATACTTATATTCGGTTCTAATGGAATGTTGGGTAAATATTGTGAATCCTATTTTTCAAATGTAATTGCCTTGAAAGGAAAAACATATAATATTATACCTATTGTTCGTGCTGATTTTGATATTGTTAATGTAACACAAGAGTCGTTGCTTCAGTTTCTTAAATCGCATAATATTCAGGAAAATGATGTGGTTATTAATTGTGCTGGGGTTATTCCGCAATCAAGTGCGACACGAGAATTAACAACTAAATCTACATTTATAGTAAATAGTATTTTTCCTATATTAGTAAGTAATATATGTAATCAATTAAACGCAAATTTTATCCATATAACAACAGATTGTGTATTTAATGGAAAAGATAGTAGTATATTTCAAAAGAGTGGATTATATACAGAAGAAAGTTGTGCGAATGAAACAAGTGATTATGGAATGTCTAAATCGCTTGGTGAATATTGTAGTGGAACTATAATTAGAACATCTATTATTGGGGAAGAATTGATTAATAAAAGGTCATTATTGGAATGGGTGCGTTCTAATAAAACCAAGTCAATAAAGGGTTATTCTAATCATATGTGGAATGGCGTGACTTGTTTGCAATTGGCTAAAATAATAGAACAAATTATTTATTTGGATAAGTATTGGAGTGGCGTTCGTCATGTATATTCGCCTATTTCAGTGTCAAAGTATGAATTAGTTGAAATGATTAATGAAATATATGAATTAAATTGTATCATAGAACCAGTGGAAACGCCCGTAGCCATAAATAAAACAATAAGTAGCGTTTATCCACTTAATAAACAATTACATATACCACATTTATACACACAAATTCAGGAAATGCAACAATATGTATTGAAATAAGGATAACATAAACATAAGTAAATTATATTATTGTCATATAAATTAAGATATTTACATTCGCAAACTCTTTCATTTTTATATTTATTCTTCCTTATCTACAAACTGTTTGCAATTAAATATAACGTTTTTTGTTTTTTTCTGGGGAGCAGCTGGTTTTAATAACAATTCACCTTCTTTTGGGCTATCTTCTATTTTATCTACTTTTTCACCAATAGATGTTGTATTAGATTGTTGTTTGTATTTTTGCACAAATTTCATCATTGTATTATCATTGTTATTCACAGATATTTCAACATTTCCATTTAATAATGTGGTTACTGAGGCATAAGATTGTTTTTCAGGTCCAATAAATACAGTAGGGTTATTACCAATACCAGTATATAATATTTGTTTTTGTAAGGGAGTTGTTACGATAAAATAAGATTTATTATCTGGTAGTTCGGATTTTTTGAATTTAGCAGTGTAACCACTGGGTCCATAAAAAGTGTTTTGTGTATCAAATCCTTCACTTGTAAAGTAATAAAACATATAAGCAATTATTATAATCGCAATTAATACAATTAAGGTTTCGTATTTATGTTTATAAATAAATGAATCCAGTTTCATTCCTTCTCTAATAAATGTATTGAATAAGGATGTACCTTTTTTAGTAATATTGTCAAGTGTTTTATACATTAGGGAAAAGTATATATATAATAACAAAGATTAAATATATTTTTTATTTACTATTTTTTCTTTACATATTATATATTATTTAATAATTTTTTTAAATAATTAAATTTGTATTTTATTTTAATTTTTTTACATTATATATATATATATATATATATATAATACTAAATATGACATCAGCACTCAATGTATTGGGTGAAGGAACTTTTGGATGTGTATTAAAACCGTCTATTACGTGTAATAACAAAAATATTGATTACACCGGTAAAATATCTAAATTAATGACATTGAAAGATGCAGAAAACGAATTAATAGAATATAATAATATACAAAATATTAATGGTATTTATAAATATGTTACAGAACCCCCTGTGCTGTGCAATAATCCTAATAAAAGTCAAATAAATGATGCTATTAAAATGTGTAAAAATAAAAATTTTCATAAAAAAGATGTTAAATTAGCTATTTTAATTCAAAAAATGGCTGGAATTGATTTGGTTGCTTTTATAAATGATGTATTGCCAACAATATCTAATTATGAAAAATTATTGTTTTGGAAAAACTCGGTTGAATTAATAGAAGGTATTAATTTTTTTATTAAAAAAAATATAGTTCATCACGACGTTAAATTACAAAACATAGTGTATGATATTAATACGCATAAATTTAAATTTATTGATTTGGGAAAAATGTCGTGTATTAATAAATTAATTAATGACAGTGGAAATAATATAAATTATGAAGCAGGAGAATGGTTTAATTATCCTGATGGATATAAATTCGCAAATAAAAATGTCTATGATTATTCTAATTATAAATTAGCAACTAATAAAACTTGGTATGAATATATAACTAAAATATACAGTATTTTTGATTTGTATGGAATAAAAAAGGTATTTACTGATTTTGCTATAAATATTAAACCAATTGGAGTAGATAATAGCTTTTTTAAAGAAGTGATTGAAATATCTAAACCTTGGATGAATATTTGGGACCATAATTCTGTAAGTGACTATTTAAATAAAATTAAAAAACTTATTGAACAACATATTGAACCGCAATTACAATCCACACCTAAAACAACATTATCGTTAAAAACTAAAGACATTTATAATAGAAATATTTTACGTCAGTTATTAGAAACCAAATTTAAAAATTTAAATCGTAAAAAAAGAGTTGCTAAAAAAGCTGTTAAAACAAAAAAACCATCTGTAAAATTTACTCATAAAAAAACATTAAAAAATAAATCCAAATTAAAAAAAAAATATAATTTTACCATTAAAAATAAATCTAATAAATCCAGAAAATCTAATAAATCCAACAAATCCAAAAAATCCACTCAATCTAATAAATCTAATA